AAACGTTTTTAAATTATATGATAAATCTACAGGTAAATATGGTTTAGGAAAAGCAAAAGATTTTGGTAAATTTTTAGCAAGTTCTCTTGTTCCTCAAAAAATTTTAGGTAGAGCTATTAGAAATCCACTTTTTAAAGTAGCAAGTAAAGTAGGTAAAGCAGGATCTTTCGCTGCACCTGTATTAGAACTCGGTAAACAAGCTTACCTAAGTGAAAAAAGAAAAGGAATGCTTCCAGATATTGCAAAACAGTTTGATATACCTATTGAAGAAGCAAAAAAAAGTTATGATAATTTTGTTAAACAAAGTCAGATAAGAGGAATGCAATCAATGGTGGATGATACGGAAATTCCTGAAATGTCTCAACAAGGAAAAGATAATTTAAATTCATTAATTAATTCATTCAAACAAATTGGATCTTTAGCAGGTGTAACCGAAGATCCGTATGCAGAAAAAGAATCTATTTATACAAGAGGTAAAGAAAATCCAATGTCATTGGATAGAGTCTTATATCCAGACAGGCAAAACTTTGCTGAAGGGGGTAGAGTAAACTTTAAAGACGGACCAGAAGATCCTAGTAAAAAAGGTATTGGCAGTTTAAGTAAAAGAAACTTTTTAAAAATGTTAACACTTATTCCTGCAGGTATTTTAGCAATTAGAGGCGGACCTAATGTTTTAAATAAAGTTAAAAAAACTACTACTGCAGTTAAAGAGGGTTTTGACGGAGCGCCCGCACATTTTATAAATCTATATAATAAAATTAAAAAATTAGGTAAAGATATAACGGAAAAAGCCGCAACTAAAGATGGAGATATTGTTACTAAATTTAAAGACTATGAGTTAACAGAAGATTTAGCAACCGGTGAAAAAACAATTCAAAGAATGAAGGTACTTGATGATGACTCGGCTAGTTACTATGGTAATCCTTTAACCGAAGAAACTTACATGAGTTATAAACCTGGAAAAGGTCAAATGGATGAAACTATGGGAGGTAAAACTCCACCAAATGAATACGACGAAGGTACTGCTTATCTAAGAAGTGATAGAGAATTTGCAGGAGATGTCGTTGATGAGTCAACTGAAATTTCTGATGAAGTTATTAAAGAAGGAACTATGTTCGAAGATGATTTTCTGGATTTCCAACCAAATAAAAAAAAATGACAAATAAATACCCGAAGAAACACTTATTGCCCCCTGAAGCCGGACCCACGCCTCAGGGCTTGAATATTAACTATAATACTGTTAAAACAGTTAAACAATCTGGAGAAAAAATAAATGGCGGATATAGACAAAGCACTTCCAAACGAAGTCAGAAAAGAATTTGAAGTTCCTGCAGAACAGGAAATACAAGAACAAGCAATTGAAGAACAACAGGCAAAAGAAGAATCTCTTGGCCCAGTTGATGTTCAAGAAAATGAAGACGGATCAGTTGATATTAATTTAGATCCATCTGCTGCTACTCCAGAAGGTGGAGATGAGCATTATTCAAACCTTGCAGATTTTTTACCTGATGATGTACTTGGAAGATTAGCAAGTGACTTATCTTCTAAATATCAAGAATATGTTTCATCTAGAAAAGATTGGGAAAAAAGTTATACACAAGGTTTAGATCTTTTAGGTTTTAAATATGATAATAGATCAGAACCTTTTAGTGGTGCATCAGGTGCAACTCACCCAGTATTAGCAGAAGCAGTTACACAATTTCAATCTTTAGCTTACAAAGAATTATTACCAGCAGATGGTCCTGTTAGAACTCAATTAGTTGGATTACAAACTCCAGAAAAAGTTCAACAAGCAAGCCGTGTTAAAGATTTTATGAATTATCAAATAATGGAAAAGATGAAAGAGTATGAACCAGAATTTGATTCTATGTTATTTCATTTACCTCTTTCAGGTAGTACTTTTAAAAAAGTATATTATGATGAAGTGGAACAAAGAGCAGTAAGTAAATTTGTTCCAGCAGATGATTTAATTGTTCCGTACACAGCTACCTCATTAGATGATGCGGAAGCAATTATTCATCGTGTTAAAGTTTCAGAAAACGATTTAAAAAAACAACAAGTAGCAGGTTTTTATAGTGATGTAGAAATTGGAAAACCCGCCAATCAAGAATCAGATGTTGAAAAAAAAGAAAGAGAGTTAGAAGGCGTTTCTAAATCTAGAAACGATGATGTTTTTACATTATTAGAGTGTCATGTAGATTTAGATCTTGAAGGTTTTGAAGATACAAATCAAGAGACTGGTGAGCCCTCAGGAATTAAAGTACCATACATTGTAACCTTAGAAGAAGGTTCAAGTGAAATTCTTTCCATTAGAAGAAACTATGAAATAGGTGATTCTTTAAAAAATAAAATTCAATATTTTGTACACTTTAAATTTTTACCAGGCTTAGGTTTTTATGGTTTTGGTTTAATTCATATGATAGGTGGATTGTCACGTACTGCAACAAGTGCATTAAGACAATTACTAGATGCCGGAACTTTATCTAACTTACCTGCTGGATTTAAAATGCGTGGTATTAGAATTAGAGATGATGCACAATCAATTCAACCAGGAGAATTTAGAGACGTAGATGCACCTGGTGGAAATTTAAGAGATTCATTTATGATGCTTCCGTTTAAAGAACCTAGTCAAACATTATTGAGTTTAATGGGTGTTGTGGTTCAAGCGGGTCAAAGATTTGCATCAATTGCAGATTTACAAGTTGGTGATGGTAATCAACAAGCTGCAGTTGGAACAACAGTTGCTTTACTAGAACGTGGTTCAAGAACTATGTCAGCTATTCACAAAAGAATTTACTCAGCTTTAAAAAATGAATTTAAAATGTTAGCTAGAGTATTCAAGTTATATCTACCACAAGAATATCCGTATGATGTCGTTGGGGGTCAAAAAATGATTATGCAATCTGATTTTGATGATAGAGTAGATATAGTGCCAGTTGCTGACCCTAACATTTTTTCACAGACACAGCGTATTTCACTTGCGCAAACTGAACTCCAACTGGCTCAATCAAATCCACAAATGCACAACATGTATCAAGTATATAGAAATATGTATGAATCATTAGGTGTAAAAGATATTGATCAAGTTTTGATAAGACCTGTACAACCAGCTCCAAAAGATCCTGCATTAGAACATATTGATGCATTAGGTGGAGCACAGTTTCAAGCATTCCCTGGTCAAGATCATAGAGCTCATATAACTGCTCATTTAAATTTTATGGCAACTAACATTGCAAGAAATAATCCAATGGTTATGGCAAGTTTAGAAAAAAACATATTTGAACATATTAGTTTAATGTCTCAAGAACAAATTGAACTAGAGTTTAGAGAAGAGCTACCGCAACTTCAACAAATGCAACAGATGGCTCAACAAAATCCACAAATGGCTCAACAAATGCAAATGCAGATTCAACAAATGACTCAAAAAATTGAAGCAAGAAAAGCTCAATTGATTGCGGAGATGATGGAAGAATTTATGAACGAAGAAAATAAAATTACTTCACAATTTGACAATGATCCTATTGCAAAACTAAGATCAAGAGAATTAGATATTAGAGCAATGGAAAATCAACATAGAAAAGAACAAGATGAAGCAAGAATGAACTTAGATAAAATGAAAACTATGATGAATCAATCAAATCAAGAAGATAAACTTGAACAGAATGAAGAATTAGCAAATTTAAGGGCTGATACATCAATTGAAAAAACTATTTTAAGTAAAACTATACCAAGCGCTGATTCAATGATGAAAAACACTGATAATATGGTTCCAAATATTGAAATTATGCGTAAAGGTTAGTGACAACTGATAAAAAAACAGTTAAAATAAATAAATAAGGAGAAAATATGGAAAAATTAGATAAAATACAAGAAGTTAAAGTTGGTGAACAACAAGTTGAGATTGATCCAAGATCAAAAACAACTGCAGATGGCGCATTTAACTATATTGGCACTGGAAATCCTGAAGAAGAAGTTCAAGGTCAAGGTGCAGTCTTAAAAGACAAAAGAAGAAAATCAAAAGCTTACTAATATGTGGTTCTCGGCAATTAAATTAGCCGTCTCTGCTGGTAGTAAAATTTACGCTAACAAGCAGAAGACTAAAATCGCTATGTCTGATGCACAATTGATGCATGCATCACGTATGGCTGAAGGTAAAGAAGCTTACCAAGGAAAATTATTAGAAGCACGTCAATCAGACTGGAAGGACGAGGCAGTTTTAATAATTTTAAGTTTGCCCATAGCAATTTTGGCCTGGGCAGTCGTGTCGGATGATCCAACAGCGATGGACAAAGTAAAACTGTTCTTTGAGATGTTTTCAGAACTTCCTAAATGGTTCACAAACCTTTGGATACTTGTAGTGGCGTCAATTTATGGTATAAAGGGAACTCAAATATTTAAGGGAGGAAAAAAATAATGAGAAATTTTTATAATAAAGGTGGACCAACTTTAACTAAAGCACAACAAACTTTACCTGCTGAGTTAAAGAAAAAAATTTTAATGGCTAAAGGTAAAAAGAAAAAACCTAAATCAAAATCAATGATGAAAAAAGCAATGGGTATTGCATAATGGCAAAACTCTGTGCAAAAGGCAAAGCTGCGGCTAAAAGAAAATTTGATGTATATCCTTCTGCATATGCTAACATGTATGCCTCTGGAGTTTGTTCTGGAAAAATAAAACCAGGTGGTAGAAAAAAAGCTGGTAATGGTGGACTGATGACAGCAGGTTTAGCCAGAAGAAAAAGAATGAGCTGTGCATAATGCGTACGCATTTTTCAAAAGGTGGATTAAGAAAATG